TCTTCCGATCTATTGAAAACAACGACATTAGAGATGTATGGGACACGACAGACCTAACTAACGAAAACGCAAACAGCGTTCAGGTTTTTCGCGGACTAAATAACGTCATCAAGGGGAACACCCTCGGAAGCACGACGACGGCCAAGCAATACGGTTGTTTTTACTACAAGCACTGTGACACGAGTGGAAACGGGAACTATACCGTAACCAATAATCTTTGCCTTAACGGTTCTGGGCATCAGTTCACAACTACTTGCGGCGGCGGAACTTTCACCAAGAATCGCTCCTATGGCAGCGTAGACGGCAAGCACCCGTTTAACGTTCACGGCGGTTCGGGAGCAACGTTCCTAGGCTCGCCGATTACTATTTCTAATAACACGGCGTTCGAGGGCTCAGGCCCTATAGTCTATTCTAGCGGCAGTTATGAGCAGATGACCGACACTTTTACTGCTACCGCGGCAACCGATATTATTACTTACTCAGCGCGAGATATTCCGTCGCTGACGAAGATGCAGTTCATTACCACCACAACGCTACCAGGCGGTTTGTCGGCGGGCACTAACTACTGGACTATTCGGCAATCTTCAACGACAGCGAAGCTCGCAACTTCACTCGCAAATGCTGTTGCCGGAACGCCCGTTGTTGATATCACCTCGACCGGAACCGGCACGCATACGCTCTACGAAGTTTTTGGCGCGATGCTGATCGAAAAGAATATTTGGAATGACAACGCGGCGAGTTACCCGGACGACAACTTCTATTCGGTCTGCCGGTATTGTAATGACGCTGTATATACAGCAACCATTACCGGCGGGGTAATCACGAATAGGCAGAATGCTCACTACAGCCCGATTACCATGCCTTACTCGATATTCGGAGATAATAGCGTCACTTCGCTGGGCACTACTTACGCAAACTTTGCGGCTTGGTCTGCGGGCCTCCTTAGCTCGGGCGAAGTAAATGCAAACCCAAACTTCACTTCTTCTGGCGTAGCGCAACACGCCTCCATGCTCGACTGGGGATGGAGGCCATATAACACGCTTACCACAGAGAGTTCCTCGACGGGTACAACCTCCGGGGGGGCGGTATTTCAAATTATTATAAGGGACAGATGAAAAAGTTATTGTTTTTGGTTTTAGCAATTGTTTTTCCTCAGCTGGCTTTGGCTGAGGGTGTGGCGTGCGTTTCTGTTACGCCAACGATAGACACATCCGCTTATGCAGCGGGCGATCTTATGGGGACCAAGCAGACGCTTGCGGGCCTGTTAGATCCGAACGTTGGTTCTGGACACGTAATTTCAGTGACAGTATCAGACAAGGCGGCGCAAGCAATCGACCTCGATTATGTGCTGTTTACTCAGGACCCCACGAGCACGACGTTTACGGATCAAGCAGCATTCGATCCGGCTGATGCGGATCTCCCGTATATCATGCCAGCAATCAACCTAGGATCCTCCTCGCGGTTCGCGTTTAGCGATAACAGCACCCACTACGTAGGCTCTCTTGCTTTGCCTGTGCAGGTAACGGGCACGGGCTCAAAGTCAACGCTATACGGCGCGCTGGTTGCTCGTGGTGCTTTTACGGCAGCAGCTTCAAGCGACGTGACTGTTACGGTGTGCGTATTTAGGGATTAATGATTGCTGCATGGACTCCGCAGGAAGGCCCACAACTAGACGCCATTACTGCAACGTGGTGCCGGCAACTTTTTTACGGCGGCGCACGGGGCGGCGGGAAGTCGGATTACATGCTGGGCGATTATCTCCAGGACGTTCCAAAATACCAGAAGCACTGGCAGGGGCTTTTAATCAGGCGGCGGTTTCCACAATTCAAGGAACTAAAGCGCAGAAGCGCAGAAGTGTTTCCTCAAACGGGTGGCGAGTGGAAAGAGGGAAAGGGGGAATGGAGATGGCCAAATGGCGCAACGCTCAGGTTTGCGTTTCTGGAGAACGACGGCGATGCGCAGAATTATCAGGGGCATCAATACACCTGGATCGGATGGGAAGAGTTAGGGAACTTTCCCAGCCCGGAACCTTACAAAATGTTGTTAGCCTGCAATCGATGGGCGGAAGCCGATATACCTACAAAACGAATAAGAGCAAGCGGAAACCCAGGCGGGCCAGGTCAAGCCTGGATAAAAACGCACTTCATCGATCACGCTCCGCTTGGTTTTGTTCCGCGGAAGTGTCCCGAGACCGGGCACGACATAATGTTCGTTCCGGCGAGAGTATCGGACAACAAAATCCTGCTAGAGAGAGATCCAGAGTATATCAATACCCTGAGGGGCTCAGGCTCGCCCGCTCTAGTAAGGGCTTGGCTGGACGGGGATTTCAACGCAGTAGTTGGCGGATATTTTCCCGAGTTTGGCGGAAAGCACATATTGGATCCATTCGAGATTCCTTCACACTGGACGCGCTTTCGGGCCATCGATTGGGGATCTTACAGACCGTTTGTTGTGCTGTGGTGCGCTGTATCAGACGGATCTATTCCTCGATATCCGCCAAATACCATTATTGTGTATCGCGAATGGTACGGGGGAAGTGAGCCGAATGTTGGTCTTAAGCTTTCAAGTAAGGAGGTTGCAGAAGGAATTAAAGATAGGCAGGCAAAGGGCGAGCAAATCTCTTATTCGGTTATCGACCCTGCCGCGTTTAATTCCGATGACGGACCTTCGACAGGCGAGCGCCTCACTAATTACGGCGTATCGTGCCATCCCGCGGACAATAAACGAGTTGTTGGGTGGCAACGCATTAGGGATCGCCTTCGTGGAATCGATGGCAAGCCCATGCTCTACGTCTTTTCTACTTGCCTCAACACTATCAGAACTATTCCGTCACTTCAGCACGACGAGCGAAAACCCGAAGACGTTGACACCGAAGGGGACGACCACTGCGCAGACGCCCTCAGGTACGGGTGTATGTCGCGTCCTTATACTCCCGAGCGCCCGAAGGAAGACGAACCGATTAGAACATTAAAGGAAATGACATACGGCGAGCTAATAAAACTTAATCCGACAAGGCGCGCAGGTCACACAAGGTTATGAGAGTAAAGAAAGAAAAAGACGAGGAAAAGTCATCAAAGGACGCAAAGCCGACCGGCGAATATCGGCGCTATACCACAGAGGTAAAGTTAGCCGAACGCGAGTTTCAGGACTATATCGAGCGCTGCAAGAAAATTGTAAAGCGCTATCGGGATGAAGATAGAAAGGGGCAGGGTAGCGACGACTTGCCAGCTAGATTCAACTGCTTGTGGTCAAACACTGAGACCCTAGCGCCTGCCCTATATTCAAGAACTCCCAACGTTCAGGTTGATAGACGCTTTAAGGATTCCGATCCTGTGGGCAGGGCAGCGTGCCAAATTTGGGAAAGAGCAACACAATTCGCGCTTGATAACTACGATTTTGATGGAACCATGCGCGCGGTCCTTAAGGACTATCAGCTATGCGGGCGTGGAACCGCATGGATCCGCTACGAACCAGCCGTTGAAGACGATGGCATTAGCTATCAAGAAGTAAGCTGTGACCACGTGCATTACCGCGATTTTGGTCATATGCCAGCGAAGCAATGGCGCAACGTTCGCGGCGTTTGGCGTAAGATATATCTAACCCGCAAACAGCTTAAGCAGCGTTTTGGTAAGATCGGCGCAAAGGTTCCGCTCGATTGGTCGCCTATGGATTCCGGCATGGGGCGGGATACAGACGATAGTAAAGAAAACAAGCAGGCGTGTGTATATGAGTATTGGGATGCCGACAACATGCGAGTTGTTTGGTTTTCAAAGGGATATACAGATGGTTTATTAGACAACATTGAAGACCCTCTTGGGCTTCATGATTTCTTCCCAACTCCTAAGCCACTGTTCGGAACAACTACAACAGACTCCCTCATTCCTATTCCCGATTATGCATTGTATCAGGACCAAGCGAGAGAGCTTGATGTTTTGACTATGAAAATCGCGCTCCTTGAAGACGCGATTCGAATGGTTGGTTTCTACGACGGAACTTACACGTCAGAGATGAATAGTCTCTATTCAAACCCACGCACGAACGAAATGATTCCGATCCATAACTGGCAGAAGCTTCAAGCGGCAGGCGGGATGAAGGGAATAGCCGAGTGGATGAGTATAAAAGAAATTATTGAAGCGCTCTCGGCGCTCTATAATGCGCGCGATAAAGTTAAGCAGGACATGTATGAGATTACTGGCGTTGCAGACGTAATTCGCGGCGCTAGTTCTATGGGGTCTGCGCCAGTTACGGCGACAGAGCGGAGAATACAGGGGCAATTCGCAACCCTGCGATTACAAGATAAGCAGAAGGACGTAGAGCGGTATGCGCGGGATTTAATCGCCCTACAAGGCGAGGTTATAGCAGAGCACTTCGAGCCGGAAATATTAGCGGCAATGACTGGCTACGACATATCACAGCCAGACATACAGCAAGTTTTTATGCCAGCTATTCAGCTGCTCAAGAACGACCCAATGCGATCTTTTAGAATTAGCCTCGAAACAGATTCTATGATCGCGGTCGATGATGCATACGAGAAACAGCAGACAAACGAGTTTATGCAGATGTTCGGCCAGGTAATGCAGGGATCTATGCAGGCGGTGATGCAAATGCCTGTTCTAGCTCCGATGTTTGCGGAGGCAATGCTTTTTTGCACTAGACGATTCAAGGCCGGCCGCGCACTAGAGACTGCCATCGAGCAAGGTATGCAGAGCCTTAATCAAATGGCACAGCAATCAATGAGCCAGCCGAAACAGGATCCTGAAGTTTTGAAAGTTCAGGCGAGAGCACAACTCGAACAGCAGGACGCCCAAAACAAATGGCAGCTTTCGCAAGCAGAGAGCCAGAACAAATTGGCGCTCGCCCGCGATGAAATGAATCAGCGAATGCAGCTTGAGATGGAGAAGTTTAAGCAAGAGGTGGCGCTCGAATGGCAGAAAGCCGCGGCTGATATCAAGGTTGCGGAGACCAAGGCGGTTAGCGAGTTGAAGCTAAAAGAAGCGGAGATTAGCCAGAAAGAGCGAGTAGAAACTAGAAAAGCGGTCCTTGGCGCAGGCATAAAAGATTTGCACGCCCTACCAGACGGAACGCTAACAACTCGCCCAACAATCATTAAAGAAGGCACGTTCGACTATGACGCCAAAACAGGGCGCCGAAAGGTTGTGATTATCGAGCGACCGCTAGAGGGTAACGTAGGATGAGCTATTCAAGCGTAGGTTATACTGAGGGATCGGGTAAGGACGTAAAAACCGATGTTGTCGCCGGCAAGGAAGTTCAGTTTGTAAAAATTGCGACAGGCGGCGAAGGAGTAGCGACCGAGTGGGACGGAAGCGTAAGCATTTCCGGCTCCGTACTTCCCACGGGCGCGGCGACAGTGTCGCAGCAAACAACGCAAACGGCGCTGCTATCAAGTATCGAGGTTTATGCGGCAGATACGGCAACGTCGGCAAACCAAGCAACAGAGATTACTCACCTTGGCGACATTAGCAACGCGCTTGTCGACATTCCTTCAACGATGGCGGTATTCGATAACACCGGTATCGGAACATATGGCCTTTCTGTAGCAGGCATTAGGCGCGATGCTGAGACTTCTCCTGTATCTGCAGACGGAGATGCTCACCCTTTTGTTTTTAACGACTTTGGCCGGCTTAAAGTTAGCACGCTTCCCGCGCCGGTAAACTCAACCGTTGATACTATTACCTCTAACGGTGACACGGTAGTTGTTGATACTACGCAGTGTAGTAACGTTACCTGCTATTGCACAGGAACGTTTTCAACTATCAATTGCACGTTCGAAGGCTCCGTTGATGGAACGAACTGGTTTGGTGTTCAAGCGGTTCGGACTAACGCCAATACAGTGGAACTAACAACGGGTAACCTTTCCGCCGCTCCGGCTTACGGATGGGAGCTTAGCGTCAACGGTCTATACCGTTGCCGGGTAAGAGCAACTGCTTATACCTCTGGAACGCAAACCTGGACTTTCTTGCCAGGGATTTATGCGACCGAACCCATTCCGGCGATACAAACGCACGCGGTGACGATATCGTCTGGAACCGTTACTACGGTTTCCTCGGTATCGGCAATTACTGCCGGTGTCGGAGCGACAAACTTAGGTAAGGCCGAGGATGCGATAGCGGCGTCTGGCGATACTGGCGTAGCGGTTTGGGGCGTGCGGCGAGATACCCCAGCCAGTAACGTTTCTGCGGCAGGGGACTATGCCGAGTTTGGAATCAGTGGTCAGGGCGCTGCATGGACAAGTTCAACCCCGTCTATTGGTGGTGGTTGGACGCCGTATAAATTACTCTCGGCGGCGTCTACAAACGCAACAAGCTTAAAAGCTTCGGCTGGCACGCTTGGTAGTTTTTATGTATTCAACACAACATCATCGTTTAAGTATCTCAAGCTTTACAACAAGGCGAGTGCGCCGACAGTGGGAACCGATACCCCGGTGCACGTTATTCCTATCCCTGCTAGCTCCGGCGCCACGCACGAATGGGCAAACGGCTTGAAGTTTTCGACGGGCATTGCGTTCGCAATAACAGGAGGCGTTGCCGATTCCGACACTACCGCCGTAGCTGCGAATGACGTCGTAGTTAACCTTGGGTGGATCTAATGGCCTCACTTGAGCAAATCGCACTTGCGCTAGATGCGGTGCGAAACCTGCAAAACCTACGCCGCGATATTAAAGCAAACGCGGCGGAGTACGAAAAACGGATACTGGCAGGACAGGCGGAAGAAGAAGTTTTGCTGCTCGCGAAAAAAGACGCCGAAGAATACGAGCGGCGTGTTTCTTGGCATTCCGAGGGCGACGTATCTCTAGACCTAGAGGCCGGTATCGCGGCACTCGGAATTGAAGATTACGCAGCAGAGCTTTCCGAGCTATCCGCCAAGGCGTCTGGTCAAAGACAGGCCCCAAGCCTTGAAACAATAAAGGCGGGGGCGCTCGAACTCGCGGAGAGAAAGACTCTTTTTAAGGCTAAATAAATGGCGCGAATACTCGACACCATTCCTGCCGCTGCGGAGTTACCACCCAAGATTACTTTTGCGGACTTAGTGCCACTACTGCCCGACTCGATCCCATACGAATATAACGTGTATGTCGGCGGCGATTTAGCTAAATACGGCGCAACGTCAAGGACCATTATTTTCTTAATGGAAAACCGCATTGAGCCAATAGCGGAAGTAATGGGCTATTTCAACGATCTAGTTTCGCCGACTGGTCTTGCGGGAACCGTAACTAATAATCTCTATAATCCAGAGTCACCGGCTATCCGCCTTTATTCAAACGGAAGGCTAATAATAGATCGCCAAACGCTTGCGTTTACAGAACTGCCTACGCCGATACAGCAGCGCCCCGAAGTTACAATAGAGGACGTTATTTCTAAGCTTCCGGCGGAAATCCCTTTTGCTGAAACAATATATTTAACTGGCTCTGTTGCTCTTAATGGCTGGAGCGCCAACGATGTAGATTTTCTCGTTGGAGACGCCAACGTATCTAAGGGCGCGGTTCAGTTTAACGGGATGCAAGATCGGGAGAGGCTCGACGAAGTTCGGCAATATTTTTCTCAGTCCATAGGCTGGAAAGTTCACGCCGGTAGAAAAATCATGCATGAGCGTGAGCCTGTTGTGCTTTTAAAAGTGTACGAGAATGGCTTGCTATGTCTACCGTTGCGCTAAACCCGGTTATAGATTTATTCGTATCTCAGGGGTCTCCAACTACAAGTTATAATAGCGACTTCAGAACGATGGTTGCTTATAATAATGTGGACACGCCCACGGGCGCGGCTCGATCTTGGTTTAAATTCGATCTCAGAACCATTCCGGTAGGCTCGACGATAACGAGTGCGACACTTACGCTAAAGACCTTCTACGCACACGATGATGTATATTCCGGCGCTCCAAACATAGAGCTGGAGCGATCAACAAACAACGCTTGGACAACCGCACTAACCTGGAATACTCAGCCAAGCACGGTAGGCTCTCCCAGTGATACAATTAGCGGCCAGCTTATGTACACGGCCGACTTTGTTTTTACCGGCCTTGAGGCGGACGTATCAGCCGCGCTGATGTCTGGCTATTTGACATACCGCATGAAGTCAACAATCGAGACAGCAGGGCCGATCTACATGATGCATGACGTAGATTTTCCGGGCACTAACCCTGCGGTGCTGGACGTAACTTATACCGCTCCATCTACAGCGTTCGGAATAAACCATAGAGATACCAGCGGATACGTAACCGACGGCGCGGGGGAAACTTATTGTTTAGGACAAAACGATCTTTATCCGACAACTCGCGCAGGAAAAACCTTTGGATGGGATAGCTTCGCGGACATTTCTCGAAATAGAGATAGCGCCGTGGATAGAAGACTGGCGGGCGATGCGAGAACCGATGACGCAACACAAAAGGTGTGGCGTTGCGATCATGCCGCTGGCACTTATCCAATTACGATAGCGCAGGGCTCGGCGGGCATTTTCTCTTCTAGCTATAACTACCTTGAGGTTCTAGACAACACCACAACGGTATTAACTATCGACGACACAAACGGAGTCGCCGCGGGAAACCATAACGATTCAACCGGCACTCAGTATTCTTCGGCGACCTGGCCCGGAAGCAGCGTTTCTACGAACTGCACATTCTCCAGTTCGACGATATTTGTAAAACTTGGGAAGACATCGGCGACAGGTTCATTTCATTCGTGGAATCATATTCATGTTGGTGATGCCGTTTCAACGCCCACGCCGAAAAGAATGTTGCTTTTGGGTGTTGGATGACCCTTTTAACGTTACTCCAGAATAGAACGGGTGGCCCAGGGCCCACACAGCCAGTCTACCCAGGCGATGGGCAGCAGGGCCCTGAAGTTCGTCGGGAGTTTAAGCTAAGAAATGAGGTTAAGCGGAAGAGGCTTCCTAAGTCTGTAGTTAAGAAGGTTAAGAAGCTTGCTAAGACCGCAGAGCCGACACTAGAGCAAGTAAGAGAAATAGCCCAAGAGGTTCTACCTCAAGCATTCGAGATAGATTACCGGGTAATTTATCTAAACATTCTTTCGGCTTTAGGCCCGGCACTTGCCAGGATGGAAGCAGAAAACGCCATACTCGCACTAGCCGAACAGGAAAGGCAGCGGGCAATAGTGCGCGAGAAGCTCATGATCGAGCAAATAGGGCGTTATTTGGCGGAATTAGAGGAAGACGAATTGTTGCTCACCTATCTCATGTAGGTTGTTCTGGCTGTGGTGGCTGTCTGGTATAGCGATAGTGTGAGCGATGAGGTTGTAAAAAAATGGATCTGTAGGGAAGCCCCTAACGGAGAAGTTCTTTTTATTCCGGTTGGAAGTCACGAGCCGGTTATTAGAACTCAAATCCTTACAGACACAATCGAACCGACGTGGCACCCGGTAACGGGTGAGTATTGCTCTAGTCGTACTGGGATGCAGAAAATCGCTAAGGCGCACGGACTTGAGGAGCTTGGAAACGAGCGCATTCAGCCGCGCAGGTATGAGCCTGATAAAAAAGCGATTCGAGAAAGGTTAATTCATGGCGCGCAGAAGCTCGGCATTAGGTGAAGAAATTACATTACTGGATGAATCCTATAATGAGCCAGAAGCCGAGACCGTAGACGAAGAAGAATCGCCCAGACTATCACTTCGAGAGCAGCTCGAAGCCGGATTTGACAAGATTTCAGAAAAAGACTCGGACGAATCCGAGGATGAAGAAGATACAGACGACGCATCTGCTAGAGCAGGTCGCGCGCGAGATGATAGAGGTCGTTTCGCAAAGTCACAAGAACAACAGTCCCAAGAATCGGAACTAGAGGCAACGACCGAGGGGCAGGATCCCGAGCTGGCTATAGAGTCGGCTCACCCTGCAACTCCCGTTTTAGCGCCCTCAGGTTGGGACGCTGAAGAGAGAGAAGCGTTTAACCAGGCCCCGCGTAAGGCTCAAGAAGCTTTCGTAAGACGGGAAACTGAACTCAGACGCGCCTTTCAACAGGCATCCGAACGTGCGTCGCATGTAGAACGAACCTGGACAGAGGTAGATCAAGCGTTAAAGCCGTTTGAGCAGCAGTTGGGTTTGGCGGGCATAAAGCCTGCGCAAGCCGTTCAGCAGCTCATGAAATGGCAGCAGTTTCTAGAGAGCGATACTGATCGCGCTCTAGTGCAGCTAGCGCAATCCTATGGCCGGACCTTTGGGCAACTTGCGCAAGTAGAGGCTCGACAGCCTCAGGTGTCGCCAGAAATGCGGGCACTTCAGCAGCAGGTACAGCAACTTAACGGACTTCTTAATCAGCAGCAGCAATTCAAGCAAGAGAGCGAAAAAGCGGCAATAGCCGCAGAAGTTCAATCTTTTTGTAACGAGACAGATGCTAACGGAAATCCGCTAAGACCGTATATAGAGCACATCATCGAAGATGTGACCCAAGTTCTCCAGTCGCTTCGGTCTTTAAAACCGCAAGCACCTGTTAGAAGCCTACTGCAAGAAGCCTACGAAAAAGCGATCTGGCTCAATCCCTCAACGAGAGAGCTAGAGATTCGACGCGCAGCACCCAAACCAGACAAACAAACGATTGAGAAGGCTCGACGCGCTCAAAAGCTTGTAAATGGCGAGGCGAGAAGTGCGGCGGGTCCAGATCGTTCCCCTAAATCTGTTCGTGATCATCTGTTGGCTAGTTGGGAAAAAATGAATCCCGGTTCGGTTTAACCGAACTTTAGCTAAAAGAGATAAATGGCTGTTCCAAATAGTTCGTGGAGCGAGTTGGCCACGACCACAATTGAGAGCCGGACAAAAGACCTTGCAGATAACTTTTCTGTAAGCACCGCGCTTCTCTATCGACTCAAACAAAAAGGAAAACAAAAGTTCTGGACTGGTGGCACTTCCATCCTTCAAGAACTTGAGTACGCAGAAAACGGAACGTTTACCCGTTTTTCTGGATATGACGAAGTAGACATCTCGCCTTCTGACGTTTTCACGACTGCATCGTTCTCGCCTAAGCAAGCGAGCGTAGCGGTTACGATTAGCAAGCTTGAACAGCTTCAAAACTCAGGAAAAGAGCAGATGATTGACTTGCTCGAAGCGCGAATCAGTAATGCAGAGCGTACTTTGATGCAAAACCTTGCGCTCGATATGTATTCTGACGGGACTGCTTCCGGCGGAAAACAAATCGGCGGACTCAATCACCTTATTCCAACAGATCCAACCACTGGAACTGTTGGCGGGATCGATCGTGCAACCTGGACGTTCTGGAGACCATCTCTGTATGACTTTTCGGCGCTAACGATCACTCCAAGCGCAACGACAATTCAAGCAGCTATGAATAAGACATATCTTGAAACGTCGCGTAATACAGACCATGTGGATCTTATCATTTTTGATAACGTCTATTATGGCTATTACTGGGCGTCACTCCAAGGAAATCAGCGTTTCGTAAACTCTAAGCTTGCTGATGCTGGCTTTGAGAACATCCGATTCATGGGCGCTGATGTTGTGTTTGATGGCGGCATCGGCGGCGGTATTAGTGCAAGTACAGGTTTCTTTCTGAACACGGACTATATCCATTTCCGACCACACGTAAACGCAAACTTTGTACCAGCAGACGAGGATCGTTATTCAGTGAACCAACTTGCAATGGTCAAGTTAATTCACTGGGCAGGTGCAATGACTATTAGTAACTCGAAGCTTCAAGCTCGAATCCAGGACTAACGGAGGCTGAATAATGGCACATAGTTGGATCCCAACAGAGCAAAAGCTAGGACTACAACCAATTGCTGATACCTCAACGGTGGCAATGCATCCGCTCGGAACAATCGTTCGTGCGGTTCATGCAACTTATGGGGCTGGAGAGTTTATCTACCTGAAAGGGGTAGCCTCTACGGCAATTGGTACGTGGGTAACATACGACGGCGATGATTTCACCACTGTTCGACTTGTTGCAAACGCGATTGGACCGGTTGCTGTTTCGATGTCCGCAAACGTAGCAAGTCAGTACGGCTGGTATCAAATTCACGGTAAGGCAATTGGGCTTTGCTTAGCTGGATTTGTTGATAACGCAAACGTTTACGGCACCGCGACCGCTGGAAGTGTTGATGACGCAATCGTTGCAGGCGACCGCGTTCAGAATTGCAAAGGAGCATCCGCCATCGGAACTCCTAGCGGTTCTTTCGCGGAGTTTGAAATACAACGACCATTCGTTAACGACGCTCTAGCAGACTAACCACCCGAGGGCGGGAATTTCTCCCGCCCTCTTTTTCATGAGGATATATGCAGGCATCTATTGGAATGCATAACGGATACGCACCGAACGCAGACGGACGGCCAACGCTACTACCAGCGAAATTCTACTGGAAGGAGAAAAAAACGGCAGAAAATCCACCGCAATTCACAAAGGTTCCTTATATTCTCATTTACCATCCAGGCGGCGATACCACGAACCGCGCCGCAACTGAAATCGATAAGCAGCGATATTCACGCCAGTGGGAAGCCTTCAGCGCAGATCAGGATCAGTCCGAAGTTGGTTGGACTCTCGACAACTGCGCGTTTCTTGATGTGGCGCAAATCGCCACATATAAGGCGCGAAACATTAAGACGGTTGAGGCGCTTTCGGTTGCGCCAGACACCGCCATTCACGGCATTATGGGCGCAAGAGACCACCGCAAACAAGCGCTTGCGTTACTTAAACAAGCATCTGACGGCAAGCCGCTCGCTGAGTTAGTGCAAAAAAACAGCGCACTAGAAAACGAGGTTGACTTGCTCAAAAAGCAGCTCGCCGAAGTTTTAGAAGAGTTTGGCAAGGCAAAGGAAAAGAAAGCTAAATGACGCTTCTATCCACTATTCAGGATGCTGCGCTTGAACTCGGAACGGGTGTTCCTACCGCCGTTGTTACTGCAACGACGGACGGGAACGCCCAGCAACTATTAGCCCTTACGAACAGAGCGGGGAAAGAGTTACGGCTGTTTTACCGTTGGCCACAACTTGTTCGAGAGTACACATTTACCCTAACTAGTGGCCAGGCATCATATGCAGTGCCAGGCGACTTTGAAAGCTTCGCCTATTGCACGTTCTGGGATCGAAGTAACTCCTGGGAAATGATAGGCCCAATGTCTGCGAGTGACTGGCAATACCTGAAGTCTGGGGTTACCACTGCCGGAACGCGCCGCCGTTGGAGGTTCACCGGATTATCAGATAAGCAGTTTATTATCGATCCAACTCCAAGCGCGTCTGATGTGGGCGTTACGCTTGTTTTTGAATATTATTCTAAAAATTGGATAAGACCAAAAACGTGGACCGCATCCACCGCATTTACGGCTGGATCGTATTGTTTTTATAACGGCAATTATTACAGCACTAGTGGCGGCGGAACTACTGGCGCAACGCCCCCAACGCACACGAGCGGCAGCGTGTCTGACGGTGTTGTTACCTGGGCTTACTACAGCGGCGCATACGAGAAAGCTACGGCAGATACGGATGTTTCAAACATCAACGAAGACGTTTTAGCTCTTGATGTCAAATGGCGGTATCGCCAAGCGCGCGGCCTCGACGGCTGGGAACTACTCCGACAGGAAGCCCAGGCCGTAGCTGCAATAATGAGCGGCGCAAGCCGCGGCGCCTCAAACGTAAATCTAAACGCTTCCCGCTATTTGCGGGGATATAACGACCCGATTACACCCGATTCAGGATTTGGATAATGGCACCACCGCGACAGCCCACACAGCAAGAACTATACGATGCTTGGTTAGCACAAAACCCAGATCAAGGACCGCAGGGAGGTAATGGCTGGATAAATGGCGTGCAACCCGACGGATCTATTGCGGGCGCTCAGGTAAGTACGAACTACAGACCACCGCAACAACAGCAGGCACCCAGCACAACTGAACAGGTCACAGGCGCAGGCGCCTCTATCGCTGGTAACGTTGCCGGACACTATGCTGCGAATCAGTTAAACGGGTTATTTAGCAATCCAGCACCAGCGGCAAGCACAGCACCAGCGGCGGCCAGTGCGGCCCCTGCCGCTCCTGCGGTAGTAGAAGCAGGTTTTACCGGAGCGAACGCGGCTAATGCCACTATGGACGCCGGAACCTGGGGCGCTCAAGCAGTAAACGATTACAATATGATCGTGGACGCCGGTAGCAACGCGGCAAGCTTAGGAGCTGAGGGCGCGGCAGCAAATGCAGCGGCTCAGGAGGCGGCAGCGGGTACTCCCTGGTTTGATGTTGGCGGCCCTTCTTACGCTGGTTATCTTGGCGCGGCGGCTAGTGTCGCCTCGCTAGCGATGAACTGGGATGACTGGAAAGCAAAGGGTAACGATTATCTAGCAACTCGCGGCGAGCAGCAAATAGCTGAAGCGGTAGGTAACTATTTTACTGGCGGACTTGCTGGCGCGGCCAATCAAGGTATCCGAGCCGTAGCTCCACACTTTATGAACGAAGTGGATGAGTTCGCCACTAAATACGGCTTACTCGGAAATGTCGTTCGGGCGTTTGGAAGTTCGAAAGATAAAGACCAACTAAACCGCGATAAAGTTCGTGGCGAGATGAAGCAGTTTGGTTTTCTCGATCCTGATTACACGCTAACCCTTCCAGACGGAACGAAATTTGATTTTGGCAAAGACGGAAACGCAAGGCTTCCTAATGATGGTGTTGACCCAATTAGTGGACAACCCTGGAGGCACTACCACGATGTTGATTGGAGCAAGGGTGGCTCGCCTGGCGTTGTCGCGGCGGTTAATCCTCTTGCCGCCGCAATGTCTCACGGCGATGAAAAGCTAACAAAAGACTTTGCAGGTTACCTTACAAACGCGGTCACCGCTAGCGGCGATCCAATGGAGAATATCCGCTATGTAATGGACAAGGCGGGATTTGACCATGACAAGCTATACGGAACGCTCCATTTAATGAGCAAGTCTCAGGGCGGGAATGTCGATGATGAGCTAATCAACGCCTATAAAAATGGACTTGACCAAACGTTCGGCGTTGGTGCGTATGCTGGGAAAGGCCCTCAATTCGGCACACCTGATATCCAGCCGGGACAAAAGCCAGCCTATAAAACAGGCGGCCAGGTCGCGCCGGTAGAAGTCCCAAAGGCATCAAATACGCAAGTATCAAACCCACAAGCGGGAAGCCCACAGCAGCGAGTCGAGGGAAGAAAAAGCCCATTCACCGGTCCACGCAGCGGAGTGCTTGCCGCATCTCCAAATCCAGCCGGGGGGCGTGTTCGCCTCTCGCCAGGGGTTTGGCAGGATCCGCAAGGGGTATACAACAGCAAAACGGGCACGCGGGGACAGTAATTGAGCACCCGCAAGCAAACCGTTTCTATCTTCCCGGTCCCCCCGCCCGTTGGGGGTATTAACGTTCGTGACCCCGCGAATAGACTACCGCAGACAGACGCTTCCTATATTTATAACTGGTATCCGCTCCAATCGTCTTTACTTGCTCGCGGGCTGGAAGTTACAGCGAGGGACTTAACAGGAACTCAGGGAATCAAGGGGTTTTTTAATTGGGTCAACGATTATGACGTTGATACCTGCATCCTAACCACTGATTCCAAGATTTTTGTTTTAGCGGATCCCTCGACTCCGTTTGTCGCTACTGACATCACTTCTCCGGTGACAATTACTAACGGCGCAACAAACGCAGCGCCGTTTAATGGTTACCTGTTTGTTGTGAACGGGACAGATCCCGTTATTCGAGTTGATAGATCGCCGGCGTGCACGAACCCAGGCTTTACCGGACCAAGCCCAGATGACTCTGTATTGTCCCAAGTTTGCGCTTATCGCAATCGATTGTACTTTGTTGAAAAGTCCTCACTCAGCATTTGGTATGGTGGCGTAGATTTTGTTTCTGGCGCGCTTACCGAACTTGATCTCTCCTCAGTGTTTGAGTCTCCCTCAAATCTCATGTTTGTTACGGCGTGGACAACGAACCAAGGAAATCAAAACGAGGAGTTACTAGTAGTAGTAAGTCGGCGCGGAGAGGTTTTACTATATTCTGGCGACAACCCAGAGGCGGCAAACTGGCAGCTAATAGGCAGAACATTTATACCTACGGTCTTAGGGCCTAAAGCATTTTGTAAGCTTGGCAACGATTTAATTATATACACGAAGCTCGGACCTGTTCCGCTTTCTAGCGCCATAAGTAGCGGCGCGCTTCCATCAGATGAATACAACATTTCGAGCAAAATTCTAAAAGCATTTGCATCGTTCGCGTTTGGCGCTGATGGAAACTTCCCCATGGACAGCAATCGCGCCGTCATGGTTCGCGATGAAATATTACCTATCCTTTACGTCAATGCTGAAGGTGTAATTTATACACTGAACTATCAAACCGGAGCATGGGCGATATTTGACGTTACGACTAAACCCGAGACTCTTTGCTATGCGTTTGGAAACCTGATGCTCGGGAAAAACGCAACCCCAGAAATCACATACATTCAACCGATCTTGGGAACTGCAAGCGCCGGATCTTACCCTGATTTTGGACTTGGAACAAACACTGGATCTGCGCGCAGTTTGATTACCGGCTGGCTCAATCTCGGGCGCGAAGAAGTGATGAAAAAAATTGTCGCTATTCGCCTTTATTCGGCGGTCCCCGTCTCTAGTCTTACAACAAGCTCGACCTATACTATTACCGTTTATTCGGGATTACAGCCAGCCTATCAGAGCGCGTCTGATACAAAGACTATAACAGTTACCGCCTCGGGGAGCCTCCCCGGAGTTACGGAATTTCGACCCAACGCAACCCCGGCAACCTGGTTCCAGTTTGATGTGTCTGTCGCGTCTGGCGGTTCGGCTGATGAATTTTTGGGTATGGATATAGAATTTGAAGAACTAGGCGGGGCATACTAATGGCATCGAAAGGAACAAAAGCAACAGAAGGAAAGGGATCAAAAGTAACCTTTTCTGACGGCTCCACAGGCTATGTTACTGAGGGCGGGCATTATCGGATTGATAGCGGCCCAAACAAAGGCAAGCTTTGGCAGGGCGCGGCACCGGGAGCAGCTCCAGCGGTAGACCCCGCAACCGGCGCGGCACCAGCAGCAGGCCCAACGCTCGGGAACCCAGGGCCAGTATCTCAAGCGCCTTCGGCGCCACTACCATCAGCATTTCAGAATCCGCAGATTAAATCTGATGTTGATAACGAATCCCCGGAAGGAATTGCAAATACTCAAGGCGGACTAGATCAGCAATATATTTCTGACCAGATGGCGGCAAACCGCCCCAACGAAATAAACGCGTTTGGTGCTAGTCAGTATGTCCAAGGCCCAGACGGCACAATCACGCGGCTGAGTTCAGTTGGTAATGTTAACCCCCTAACGTCGCTCGGATGGCAAGGCGAGCAGTATCAAAATCAGAGTTACATTGATCGAGCGCTGCAAGCGATTGCAGGTGAGGGCGGCGCGAACAACCAAGGGCAAAGCGGACTACTACCTCAGCTTCGAGGGATGTTTTCGTCGGGGCTTGATTTTCAAAACTTCTCGCCAGTCCCAACGGCGGATCAGTTTAGCGGGGATCGTCAAAGGGTAGAGGATTCGCTCTATAAGCGTTTTGCTGATGTAAACGAACCGCTTTTCAATAGGCAGCGCGAGCAGTTCGATCAGACAATGGCAAACCGTGGGATCCCTGTAAACTCGCAGCTCTATAATCAGCAGCTAGAGCAGTTGAACCGCTCTCAGAACGACGCCCGACAATCGGCGCGCACGCAAGCGGTGAGCATGGGCGGACAAGAGGATCAGCGTTTATATGAGAATGCTGGCACTTCTCGAAATCAGCAAATAAACGAAGCGCTAACGCAACGGAATCAGCCCCTAACAGATTTGCGCGGCTTATTGTCCGCAGTGAATCCATTGCAGCTTCCGCAGTTTAATCAAACGGCTAACGTGAACGTGGCGCAAAACCCTTATTCACAGCTCGCCGATAACTCACTGAATCGAGCAACAAGTTTACAGACAGCGCAGTTTGGACCGGCGGCAACAATCGAAGCAGCACAGATTGGAGCAGAATCGGCACTAGCTCAAGGTGCTCAGCAATTCCAAAATCAGCAAGCGCTGAATCAACAGCAGTTCGGGTATCAGCAGCAGCTAGCAAACCAGAACCAACCAAGTTCAAGCAGTTTTTGGGGAAATCTGGGCGGCGCGGCGCTAAACGGCTTTTTTAGTGGCGTTGGGAACAATCTATTTAGTTAATTATTATGTCAGACATTATTGATCTATTAGCGGCGCAGCTGCTTAAAGACAACGCATCGGAAGCAAACCCCTATTCGGGCGCGGGCGCTGGTATTAGCGCTGCTCTCGCGACGATGCCGCAATATAACTTAAAGCCCTGGGAATCTCTCCTTGCCGGTGCTCTCGGCGGCTTTGCGAGCGGCGCGCTCAAGGGGTACGGGCAGCAGAGCCAGGATCAGAAAACGGCGGAGATAGTTAATAAATTTACCGCTGCGCTTGACGAAACAGGCGGGCTGGATACTAAGGCTGTATCTGCGTCACCCGAGCTTGCAAAGTATGCCCCAATGCTCAAGCTGAACGAAATGCAGGAGAAGAAAGAGCTAAAGAAGCAGCAAGAAAAAATGCTACTAGATGCACTTTCGAAAGCTCCCACAATGCGAACGATCTATCAGGGGGATAGCTCGATACAGCAGGAGTTTGATCCGTTAAGTAGGACGTGGGCCGAGGTAGGAAGTGGATCGAGATTTAAACCAAGCGCAGGCCCGGGCCCCGTCAATCAGCAACTACTAGACGCTCTCGTTCAGACCGGGAACCTAGCCCCAGAAATCGCCGCGGCTGTTCAATCTCAGCAAGACCTCTCGGCGGCGCAGCGCGCGATAGGTCAGTCGGGGGTGCAGAATAGATTTGAAACAACGAAAGACCTAGAAAAGAAAAAAACTTCTCTATTCGGATATGAGCCTATAGACGATAGCTTTATGTTACAGCCCTCAGAGCTGGACAATCTAAGAACAAAGGTTGGTGCTACGCAGGACATTATCGCTAAGCTTGGCGTACTACAGGGTAAGGATTTAACTCAGATAGCGGGACAAGATTCGGCAACCCAGCAGGCAACTTCAGCCCTAATGTTTCAGGCCTTTAGAAACAAAACGGGATCGGGGGCAAATTTAACAAAGAACGAGGAAACATTGATTCAGCAAATGATGCCACACTTAGCCTCTAACGACCTTGTTGGAGCTATCAACGCGGGTCTGCTAGGGCGGGATCAAAATCAGTTCTCTCGCGACCTTCAGGGCATACTACAAGAGGGCTTAGACGTTGAGTTGTTTGCGCAAGGATTAAAGAGAAAATCTCGGGACCTTTCTTCATATCCAAAGCAGCTTCGCGATACGATGGGAGTTGTAGATAAGCTCCCAAGCGCGCAGCGTGTAGAGCAAGAAAGCGAGGAAACTCTATATCAAAGAATATTATCTGAAGAACGCGCAAAACTAGGACTGAAATAAATGGCCTCAGAATTAGAGCTAAGACTAAGGGCGAAGGCGCAAGCTCAGGCTGAGGCAGAACTAGCAGCGCAGCAAGCACCAGAGTATAGTCCCGCTGAAATGGCGTCTGCATCTGTACTTAAGGCCGCGCGCGGTGTGCCGTTTGCCGATGAAGCAATAAGCGGCGTCGGCGCCCTTGTCCAGTCTCTCATGGGTAGTGAAGGCTCTATAGGAGATTTGTATAGCAATAACCTTTCACGCATCGATCAGGGTATTAGTGCATACGAGAAGGAGAATCCTACGCTCTCGGCGCTATCGACGGCGGCAAGCGTCCCCCTCTCGGTAGCATCAGTGGGCGGCGCTCTTAAAGGCGCGCAGGCGCTGCCAACGGTGGGCAAGCTCGTTTCGCCTATTGCCGGTTCTGGCATAGGTCCAACAGCCCAACGACTTGCGCAGGCGTTAGGTATTGGTGCCGCAACGGGTGCGGTGTCGGGCGCGGATACGGCGCAACCGGGAGAAAGGCTTGCGGGCGCCACTTCTGGCGCAAAGATTGGCGCGCTTACTAGCGGCGCTTTTCAGGGCGTTGCGGAAGGCGCGAACGCACTTGCTCCCGTAATTGCAGATGCTGGCGGTAAGCTGGCGCGCTCAGCACTCGGAGCGAGAGCCACGGATTACACGAAGTCGGCCAACCGGCTTGGTATTCTTAAAGATGCTACAGACGGGGAAGTTGAAACGTTTACAAAGAAAACGCTGGACGAGCTAATAGATTCAGGGGCCCTTGGTAAATCCCGCGATCCGGGGAAGCTCATATCTGCGGCCTCCGAGAAAGAGGCGGCTATCGAGAAGAAAATTGGCGCCATGGTTCGGGTGTTTGATGAAAATTCAACAGCCCCAATAAGGCCCGACTTCAAACACTCAAAAGCTCTTTTGGAAACGGGCGGGATACCGGGAGACAAGATATCCTCGTTCGCTCGACGAATTAAAAAAATAGAAGAGGCAATAGACAATAGCGGCGGTTCGCTTTCCTACGTGCAGAAACAAAAGATCGCAGTGGGTAAGGATTGGAGTTTAGACGATACTGTAAAAAACGATTTTACGCGAGCACTATATCGCGACTTACAAGAGACAATCGAGAAGGCAGTCCCGCAAGCTTCTGAGTTAAATAAAGAGTTAAGCAAATTCAAGGTTGTTGCCCCTATACTTCGTCGCGGCTTAGGGGGGAGTGAGAGCGAGGATGTCGTAAGAAAACTTACTGCCGCTATGCG